ACTGGCGCAAATACCGCAAAGGCAAACTGGATGCCCGGTCAGCGATTGCCAGTCTGTCACGGTTAGTTAATTCCGAGTGGTGGGAGCGCCAGTTGAAAGCCAAGCGCACGCAATGGCGGGAGGCGTTGTTGATCGCCGTCGGCAATGTGAACCGTGGGGCGTCGTCCTACGCCAGTCGGCAGGCAATCCGCGATGTGAAAGCGCGCCGACAGTCCAATTTTGATTATCTGAACAGCCGCGAGCTTGAGAACGTCGAAACCGGCGAACGCTTCAGCCTCATCGACAAGGTGATGGCAAGCATCTCTAACCCGGAAATCCGTCGTAAGGAGTTAATGACGATGATTGCCGGTGTTGAGCAGGCCGCCGCTATCCGTGGCGATAAAGGGATGTTTATCACCCTCACCACCCCATCCAAATATCACCCGACGCGCGCCGTCGGCAAGAACAGCCCGAAGGTGCACTTTAACCACAAGTGGGACGATGAAGCCTACACGCCAAAAGACGGCCAGCGCTATCTTGTTAAGCTGTTTAGCAAGATCCGCACGTCGTTTAAAGATGCGGGCCTGCAGGTCTACGGCGTGCGCGTTGTCGAACCGCACCATGATGCGACGCCGCACTGGCATATGATGCTGTTTACCTCCAAAAAACAGCGCCAGCAGGTGATCGACATCATGCGCCGTTATGCCATGGCTGAAGATGGCGACGAGCGCGGCGCTGCTAAAAATCGTTTTGACTGTAAGCACCTGAACAGAGGCGGTGCAGCGGGCTATATCGCTAAATACATTGCAAAAAACATCGACGGCTACGCGCTGGAAGGCGAACGCGATCACGAAACCGGCGAGCTGTTGACTGATACGGCCGCCGCCGTCACCGCGTGGGCGTCAACATGGCGTATCCCTCAATTCCACTTTATCGGCCTGCCGTCGCGCGGGGCATGGCGTGAGTGTCGCAAGATCCGCTTTGTCAGTCTGGCCGAGGAGTTTGACGAAAGGGTGGAAGCGGTGCGTGCTGCCGCCGACGCCGGTCTTTTTGCCGATTATATTTTGGCGCAGGGTGGCCCCAACGTTGCCCGCGAAGATCAGACTGTGCGTTTGGCCCGCCGGGTTGCCGACGAGCGCAACGCCTATGATGAAGAGGTGCAGAAAATCGCGGGGATTTTTGCCCCGCATATCGGCGCCGATCGCGTTTATGAAACCCGCACCACGCAATGGCGCATCGTAGCGAAAGCTGTTGCCGTTGAGCCTTTGACTTTGAAAAGCGCCTCCGGCGCGCCTCGGAGTCCTGTCAATAACTGTGGGTTGGTCGGCAGCGGTGGCGCTGAAAATGCGCAGGATGGGGGGCCTGTAGAGGCCGTGGCGGTGATGGAACATGCACCGGAAACCCAGATTGACTGGGATGACATGACCGTTGCACGGTCTGTTATGACGCGTTTACGGGCAAATGCCCCGCAGATAAACAGGCAGCAAAGAGGAATTGACCCATATAAGCGTATAGAGCCTGCTGCATCGGCCAGATTGACCACTGCCGAGCGCGATCGCGTATCCAAAATTTACTCAGAGCTGGCACTACACGGCATCGAGCCGACGCGCTGGGAACTTGAGGCACTGGCGCGCGGCGCTAAAGTCAAATTTGCTGGTATTTCAATGCACTATCCGGCGGTTAGCGATTGGGCGGGCTTCCAATAATTTCTTGCGCAATTAAATCCGATAGGCATATACTGTATATGCATACAGTAATTAAGCATCGGAGGGAAAGGGTGCAAGCAGTGGATGAAGTGGTTGTTTTAGAAAGAATTGAACTCATCGCCCGTCTGGGGGTTTGTTATGAGAGCCAAGCGAAAGACAAAGACATTGCACTGATATGGATTTCAGAACTGGCGGGGGAGATGAAAAGCAGCATTGCCCCTGAAAAAGCAGAAGTGATCAGGCAGCTTGCCGCGATCTCTTAATCCATAGGTGACGTATGAGACGAGATTTAAACTTAGCCGGGGCGTTTATGGAGGCGCTGAACTTCAACGAGAACGGCAAGGGCCGCCGCATAAAGACCGTTGATTTCATTCACGCCGCAAACCGGCTCGGCACACACCTAACGCCTGAAGAGGCGAATTACTACATCAAGCACCAGTCCGGCCACGTTTTCAGGCTGATTGACGAGGGGCGTTATCAGCACAATACATACCTTTATCTGGGCTAAAAATTGTATTAGCTCAAACTTGAGCTGGCATTGTCACAGCACAGAGCGCAACCTAAGCTAACGGGGCAGCTCTGTGCCAAATGCGGATCTTTGCAAAAGCGTGTTAAGTATTTCACTACTTAACATTTTAGTATGCTATTTATGCGGATCAGATCATACTTGCTGTTTTCTGACGAAAGTATCTATGTAATCAATCGTAACATCAATGTCGCGCGGTGCTGCTTGTAATTCTGCACGAACATCCTGACTTAAGAGACGCTCTCTTGAATGCCGCAAACTGTCAAATATTTGAGCTGGAAATAAAGTTTCTTTAGCTTCTTCAATCACATTCGCAATACTAATCATGTCTTGTGGATGTTTAAGTACTGTATTCCTATCGTTGATTTTATTTTCATCAAAGAGGGCTTGATTGCTGTGCCATGCAACTGACTTAAGTCCGAAAAGGCACTCGAGGTTTACTGTTGAAATTCCTTTCAATTGAATTCTTGATGATCTTATAAATTTATACACATCATCATCAAGTAAAATAGCAGAGAAATTTGAGATCCCTTGACCTGTTCTTATCTGGGTAATGTGGGGGCTTTTGGCAAGGGCTGCATCGAAGTAATCCGGCTTCCTAGAAAAAAGCTCTATTTGAGCAGGCACGTTTGGCACACGATTGTCTTCAGGTTGGATGAAACGATAGGCTGAACCTCCTGCATTGCTTCCCCGGTATACTTTTCCCTCATAACCATGTTCGATGATGTAATTCCATAAATGCTCGTAAAATTGGTCATTGGTACTTTCAGTTATAAGAACTATATCCAGATCAACAGTTGCTCTGAAGTTAGCGCCAATGTTTTCAAAGTTTAATACGCACGCATTACCACCGATGAGAATATAATCATCGGCATATTGCTGCATATACGTTGTTAAAAAATCTTTACCTTCCATACTAAATTCCTTTTTTATTAATCTTTGAGATTAGAGTACACCTGATCTTCAAGTTCATTATATGATGACTTCACCCTCAAATCAGTTGTATTGAACCTCGAAAATAGAAGAAATACTTTGTTCAACGCATCATTTTGAATAGCTGGTTGATAAGGAAAAACTTGAAGCATTGCAAAATTTTCGATATTAGAATGGTAGTACTCAGCATCATCCAAAACGTTAAGTATTTTAAAGAAATAGTCACCTTTCATAGTCGCCGGTGTTACAGGCCTCATATATCTGTCTTTATCCGTCAAACACATTCCCAAAAAAGGTCTGGATGGTGAACCTAAAAGGGTATACTTTGACAGAGCAGATTCTCCTGAAAGAAAAACTTCCGCTGCTTTAAGTGTTTCATTTCTGACAGGTACAAATCCTGTCGAGAGAGGAGAAACTCTGCGCCGATAATGGTTCCAAACTCTTTTCCTCGATTCTGTGAATCGAAAATGCGAACTGCGTCCGTATGAAGTTTCAGATATTAATTTATGAGATAAAAGCTCTTTAACAGCCCGAGAAAACGCCATTTTTGATACACCCAGCAGATCCAAGATATCTAAGCTGTTGAAACCATCATCAAAATAACCTGAAAGATAGTAAGTTAATAGGTATGAAGGAATGATTCCATAGCTGTTTTCGGTATCGACCCAGAGACCGGAAGGAACGTCTTTCGATTCACTCTGAAGCATCAGAGACGGCATTGAAACATAACGGCCAGGAATGATTAATCCATTTTTTAGTTGTTTGGATATGTTTTTTAATTCAAGGTTTAGTTCTGATGTCACTATAATTAACGATAATTTTGACTTTGCCTCTAGCCGTTTGAGATGTACAAAATTATTAGATACCAGCAGCTCAGGATCTTCTACAGTCAAAACCATAAACTCTCTGTTATCGATACTTACGATGCACAAAGTAGCGCTCTTACTTAGCTGAAATGGAAGATATTCATCTATTTCCTTCAAAATTTTCGTATCGATCAGAAATGATGACTCGATGTATTTAAGCGCATCAGCTAACAAATTCTTCATTTCATTACCTCAGTAACGTCCTTACTCATAGTAACGCATATGCGTTACTAAAACAAAAAAACCAAGAGTTATCCATTTAACTTTATGTTTTTATTGTGTTTATTTTCTTTATTGACGCCTTTGCTACCATCGCCAAGCAACCGAACACTAACTGATGCGTTACTCAACTCTTCCTGCTCAGGTTCTTGGAAAAACTACTATGGTGCTCGAAGTGACAGGTGACTTTGACCTAACCTCCAAAGTCAATGGCACTATCTCGCTTGTAGAGTGTTAATTGTACACAACAACCGAATCATGAGCAGCTATACCAGCTTTTCGCTCGGAGCGGAATGTCGGATTTGATTGTGTGCTGTCAGCTCAAGTCTGAGCTAATACAGCTAAATATCCTATGCATGCATTAGATGCATGAAATCGCATGATGATCCGGTGTTACGTTTAACCCCGCAGCGCCAGCACTGACACGGATCGCGTTGGGTCATGCAACTGCATCAAAAGCGACACATGAAGCGGGCAGGCGAGGCGGGGATAGCATTGCGCGCTAGACTTCTTGATATATAATTTTATTAGTGTAAAACATGTCAATAGTATTTTGATTTCATTTGATTTCGTATTGTTACTATTTATATGAAAAGGAATTATATATGAAAGTTAGTTATGATGTAGTTATAAAAAGTGGTGAGCAAGATGTTGATATGGAATACGGGCTTGATACGCTCTCAGGAACAGCTGAAGTCACATGTATATTGGCAGAGGCTATACTAAGAAAAAAAATCATAAAACGACGCACTCATGTTAATCCCGCTCGTGCAGTTCTCAAACAAAGCTTTAAAAGCTCTTATGGTCAAAATTTTGATTTGATAGTTAATGAGCCAGAATTGGTTGCAGAACTTAAAAAAATGACTCGTTCTGTTTTTTCAGAGGTAATGGGATATTTTATCTCTCAATCACTCTATCTTGAAACAAAAGAACTTTCACCAAAAGCTGCAAGTATTATTGAAGGTCTTGGTGATATTGAAGATGATCTAATAGAACGCATTCGTCCACCATTGGTAAGAATGCATCGAATCAATCTCCAAAGGAACTTTGATGTTGAATTAAATTATAAAAAGCCCGCTGGAGAACAGCGTGTTGCAAAACTAGATACAATGACTGCAACTAACTTAACACAATCAAAAGTAAAACCTGGCCAAGTGGTTATTAAGGCGGTTATTACCCGTTTTAATGCTAGGACAGGCAACGGGCGTTTAGTAATTGAAGGAGATGATGATACTATTGCATTTGGTTTTTACATGCCGTTGAAATCCATCCCCGCTGTTCAGAAGAGAATGATTTCTTTAAATCTTCATAATAACAACGGAAGACATGAAAACTATACCTACTTGAAATTGACTGTTAATAAGGTCGTTGTGAAGAGTGGGGAAGTTGTTAAGTATCTAATTCGCATGGTTGATGATGTATGAAAAAAGTGATTCTCTCAGCCGCTGGAGTTATAATAGGTGTTTGTTTGATCTATTATTTGAATTTTGGAATTAACGGAAATCTATCGAATAAAACTGATGTATGGGGACAGTTCGGTGACTATCTGGGAGGGGTTGTTAATCCAATACTCTCATTTATTACGATATATCTATTGTTAAACTCAATAAAGCTTCAGAGAGAGGCGAACTCAACTCTTGTCGACGAAGTTAAACGTCAAGAGAGTTTAGAGGAGTATAAAAAATTCGAAGTGAGATTCTTTCACTTAGTGGAGTGTCAGAATACTAATTTCTCTCGTTTTAGCCTGAAAATTGGTGATATTGAAAAACAATCAGGGAATGGTACTGAGGAGTTTTTTAATGGAGCTGCTGTAACTTATATTGAGGACAGTGTTGTCGTTCTGGTTGAAGCTCAAGTAAAGAAGGAGGAGATAAAGAATTGGTTAGAGGAAATTGATGCAGATGATTGCATCTTCTCCGTGGTTCGCCGCTTTTATTTGATTGTGAAGTTGATTAAAGAATGTGGCGCTGGTCAGGATGATTACTACGAGATACTGGTTAATTTGACAGATTTGAAAATATTAACGTTAATTGCTATCGCTTGTACGTATTTTGATTGGGATATAATAAAATATTTGAAGGACAGTAAGGTGCTTGAAAGGGATGGGATAAAAGAATTTGTTGTTAAAATATCACCAAAAAAATAAGCGCTGCCGTTCTGGCAGCGCTGGGAGTGGGGGGGTATATATACTACCGGTTTGGTAGGTCCTTCTCTATAGGGTGTTTATTAATTTTCAATCGTTACTTCTTAACTTGATGATAATTCATATGATGAGAATCTAATTATTTCTTCGTTAAGCCAGTTGTTTAATTCTTTCATTCGCTCTTGTAATGGCCTTAACTCATTGCGCACAAACACTTGTGCAGCCTTTGCCACGTCACCGAAACCGCCAGTATTATTGGGAATGATTCCCATCATCTGAGGTGGTACACGATGCGCACTTAGTAAGTCATCTCGACTTGCATTCTTAATATTGAAAAAGTCATCTTTTGTAGCGACTTCAGACAACGGCACGATCTTGATGCCGTCGGGCTTACCGTTCGGAGCGTAGAGAAAGAGGTTTTTAAAATTCCCCAGTCCTTTTGAACTCGACATTGCCGATCGCATGGCTTCAATATCGGTTTTACTCTGCGCCGAGTCGGTCACATACATGATGTAACCCGCATGGGCGCCATTCTGGTAATACTTACGCCTGAACAGCGTGGCTGACTCGTTCAACCACGCCGAGTTAAGCGCGCTGAGATACTCAGGCATGCCATAAAGCTCCTGATTAATATCAGGTTCCAACAGATGAAAGACTCCGCCAGGTGCAAAACTATGAGGCTCTGCAAAGGACTGTACAAACCAATATACGTCCGGCTCAACCCCTCGGCGCGTGTACTTGGCCGGTGAGGTTTGTAGCTTCAGCAGCTTGCCGCTGACGCTCATCCGCTTTTCTAAAAATGCGTTGCCAAACACCAGATAGTCCAGCACAAACCGGCTGAAATCCTGCTGAGAAAGCAACGGGTGCGGGATATAGGTGCTCGCCAAAATATTACGCTTAACGTAAATCGGCGAGCTGTGGTGCACGGCGGCCCGTAGACTTTTAGCAAGCCCGGAAAAACTGATTGGCGGCTCAATCCATTTCCCATTACCGATGCATTCGGTGTAATCCAAAATATCGCGCCGATCCAGTACGGGCGAAGGTTCCCCAAAGGTGAACGCCTCAACTTGCTGATCGGCCCGCGCGACGGTCTGATTTTCTTTTACCTTGCGGCGGCTGCATTTACTCATAAGTTGAAATCCAAAATTGAGGTGGAGACTTGCCCGTTAGCGGCGGTAAGCGGTTCGTTTAACAGCGCGTGCATCGTTGCCCAAGCAACGTCTGCGTGACTCGCATCCTCGCTTCGGCTGGCTTCATAGGTGGTGCTGCGTCCGCTGGCTGTCATGGTTTTGCGGATCGCCATAAACGATTTGGTGATGTCAGTGTGTGCGAGGTCATATTCGAGCCGGCCGCTGCCGATCGTGTCTTTGGCCTTTAACACCATGGCGGTTTTTACTTCAGCGCTGTAACGGATCTCGCGTGCGGCCGGGTAGAACGTGCGCACCAGCTGGAAAACACCTTGGCCGATGCCGGTTGCATCAATGCCGATGTATTCGACTTCATATTTTTGGGTCAGCGCACGGATAGACTCGGCTTGTGTGGCAAAGTCCATTCCCTTCCATTGGTGGCGTTCGATGATGCGGAATTTACCTCCTGCCACCATGGGCGGCGCCAGTACCACGCAACCGGCACTATCGCCGGTATGGGATGGGTCATAACCGAGCCATACCGGCCGATAACCGAATGGCCGATCGGCGTAGGGGTTAACGTCCGTCCATTCAACCAAACTATCAACCATGCAATCCTGAAGCTCCTCGAATGGGAACACGGAGGCGTTATCGTCCACAAATTCACACATGAACAGATTGCGGAAGTCTTCGGCGCTGTTTTCTTGCTTCAGCACATCTAGATTGAAAAGGTTACAGCCACCGCGTAGCGCATCCTCGATGGTCACGATCTGCCGCCATTGGCCGTCAGGGCACAATTTGCCAGCGGCTAACGCGCTGTGACTGATGTCGATTTCTACGCGCTCGCTGGCGTGTTTTCGCCCACGGTTAAAAAGCTCGCCAGACCAGAACGCGAAAGCACCGTGTCCCAATGTCGAAGGGGTGGAAAAATAGGTTGTGCGGAGGTGACTTTGTGACGCCATACCGGAGGCGACCTTGCGCAATTTCTGGAAGTTTGGGATCCAGAAAATTTCATCGACCAGCAAATCGCCGTTATGGCTCTGCGCGGTGTTGGAGTTGGTGCCAAGGAAAATCAGTTTGGCACTGTTATTACCGAGTACGATGGGATCGCCAGTCAGATCAACGTCAACCTTTCGGGCAAATTGAATAATGTACTCACGGAAAACGTAAGCCTGCGTTTTGCTGGCCGAGAGGAAAATCTGATTATTTCCGGTATCTAAAGCGCGTAACAGCGACTCACGAGCAAAATAAAATGTCGCGCCAATTTGGCGTGATTTCAAAATGTCCCGGATGCGATGCTTTAAACCTGCTTTGTGCCAGCCGAGCTGATATTCAAAGGATTCCGCAAAGAAAATTTCTTTAAGTCTGGCGATCGCCTCATCGCTGAAAAAGTTCTTTGTGGGCTTTTTACGTTCACCTTTGTTGCGGTTTGCCACGTTGGGGTTTAAGTCGGCTTCGCTGCCGGTCGTCATATAGCGATTAACCCGCGCAAGGCGCTCAATTTGCCGCCCTAACAGGTCGATTTCTTTGTAGTCGCTGCCTTCTTTTTTCGTCTTCAGAACAAGCTGAATAATGCGCGCCTCGATGCTGGTTTCGACGCGAGAAATCGGCGCGATGTCGTCCCAGCGTTCGCGCTGTTTCCAGCTCTGCACCGTCGGCGCCTTCTGTTTCAGCATTTCGGCGATTTGCTTCACGGAAAAGCCTTGCCAATAGAGCAAAGCGGCCTGTCGGCGCGGATCGCTAAGCAACGTCGTGTCAGTTTGAATTTGCATGATATGCCCTCGTTTAAATCTCGAGGGCAAGGCTACGCAAGGCAACGGAGGCCCGCCTTAAGTCCCTGTTGTGTCTAAGATCTTCCAACCGCATCGCGTTGAGGCTTCTCGCATTTCCCCCCAAGATGGCCCCGAACCCAACAACCGGAGAGCCGCTTACATGGCAAAGAAAGTTTCAAAATGGTTTCGCATTGGTGTTGAAGGCGACACCTGCGATGGCCGCGTGATTGACGGCAACGACATTCAAGAAATGGCGGAAAGCTTCGACCCGCGTGTTTATGGCTGCCGTATCAATCTGGAGCACATCAAAGGGCTGTTTCCTAACGGCGATTTCAAACGCCTGGGCGATGTGGTCGAGCTGAAAGCAGAAAAGATTGAAGACGATTCAATCCTCAATGGCAAATGGGCGCTGTTTGCCAAGATGACCCCAACGGATGAGCTGGTCGGCATGGTGAAGGCTATGCAGAAGGTTTACACCTCCATGGAGATCCGCCCGAACTTTGCCAATACCAGCAAATGCTACCTGATCGGCTTGGCGGTGACGGATGACCCGGCCAGCCTCGGCACTGAATATCTGGAATTCTGCGCCCGTGCTAAGGCTAACCCACTGGCCGGTAAAAAATTAGAGCCGGGTGATTTGTTCTCTGTGGCATCTGAGGCGCTACTCGAGTTTGAGGATGTCCCCGACAGCCTGCTGAGCAGCTTAACCGATCGGGTAAAAGGCATGTTTAGCCGTAAACAGGCCAGCGACGATGCGCGATTCAATGATGTGCATGACGCGGTGACGGCTGTCGCCGAGCAGGTGCAGAGCAATAGCGAAAGTGTTGAAGCGCGTTTTGCGCAGTTGGAACAGCAGATCGCAGGGCTGCAAAGTGAAATCGCTACAGAGCAGGAGAAATTTTCCTCGCTGCAAAACACGCTCGACCGCACTGAAAACTTTACTCAGCCGCGACGCCCGCACGCCACCGGCGGTGATGGTGCGGAAGCCAATTTGACCGACTGCTGATACTTCTTAAATTTCGAACAGGAATAAAAAATAATGCGTAACGAAACTCGCCTGCAATTCAATAAATACTTGTCTCGCCTTGCTGAACTGAATGGCGTTGACGTTGCTGACCTCGGCAAAAAATTTAACGTTGAACCGTCTGTTACTCAAAAGTTATTTGAGAAAATCCAGCAATCAACCTCGTTCCTGCAGCTTATTAATATGGTGCCGGTTGGCGAGCTGACTGAAGAAAAAGTCGGTATGGATGTTAACGGCACGATTGCCAGCACCGCCGACACGGATAGTGGGGTTGAGCGAACAACCGCAGATTTCACCAAAATGGATGCGTACCGCTATTTCTGTAAGCCGGTGAACTTCGATTATCACCTGAAATATAACAAGCTTGACCTGTGGGCGCGTTATCAAGATTTCCAGATCCGCATTCGCAATGCGATTATCAAACGCCAAGCGCTCGACTACATCACGATTGGCTTTAACGGTGTTATGCGCGCCCCAACGTCTGATCGGAAAAAGAACCCGCTCCTGCAGGATGTGGCTGTCGGCTGGTTGCAGAAATACCGTAATGACGCCCCGGCGCGTGTGATGGATAAAGTAACTGCCAAAGACGGCACCGTTATTTCCGACACCATCAAGATCGGCAAAGGCGGGCATTACGCCAACCTTGATGCGCTTGTGATGGATGCGCATGAGTCGCTTATCGACGAAATCCACCGTGAAAACCCGGAGCTGGTTGTCATTTGTGGGCGCCGTATTCTGACCGACAAATATTTCCCGAAAATTAACAAGCTACAGCCGAACAGTGAAGAATTGGCCGGTGAGCTGATTGTCAGCCAGAAAACGATGGGCCAGCTGCAAGCGGTGCGAGCGCCGTTCTTCCCGGCTAACAGCATTTTCATCACTTCGCTGGATAACATTTCTATCTATCTGTACGAGGATGGACACCGCCGCCACATTGTTGAAAACCCGAAACTGGATCAGGTGGAAAACTACGAACAGGTGAAGGTCGATTTTGTTATCGAAGATTACTCCGCCGGTTGCCTTATCGAGAATATCGAGATTCTGGAGCCTGAAGAGGAAGGCACACCGGAAGTGAAGATCGCCAATGTATTCGCGGCTGAATTGGTGAAGGCGATGAAATCGCTAACGGAACCCGGTGCCGCTCCAGAGGCATCCGATCACAGTCAAAAAGATACTGACGGCAACACGGAGGCATAAGCCATGGTGAGTCCCGCACAGCGTCATATGATGCGGGTCTCGGCCATGGAGGCTGCGCAGCGGGTCGATAATCCGCTGCGCCATGCAAACGTCTATGAGCAAATGCTCGTTAGGCTGGCCGCTGACCGCACCAAATTAAAACAGATTTATTCCGTAGAGAAGAAAGCCGAACACAAGCGCGCAATGCTTCCCGCATATGCACCTTGGGTGGCGGGCGTACTGGCAGAAGGCCGAGGCGCTCAGGATGACATCTTGATGACCGTCATGCAGTGGAAGCTCGATGCGGATGATATTCCGGGCGCATTACAGATCGCTCCTTATGCGTTGAAACATCGCCTGAAAACTCCAAACAACAAGCGCCCGGCCGCGTATCTGTTTGCTGAGGAAATTGCAGCGTCTGCAGAGCGCCTTCGCAAGAGCGGTAGCGCCGTGAGTCTTAGCGATATGCAAACGGCTATTGCCATGATCGCGAATGAAGATATGCCGGATGTGGTGAAAGCCAAGCTGCATAAAGTGACCGGCCTCATCCTCAGAGATAAAGGCGATCATGCGCAGGCATTAGAACACCTGACGCGCGCAATGCAGCTTGATAGCAATGCCGGGGTGAAGAAAGAGGCTCAAAAATGCGAAACCGCGTTGAAGCCGAAGCCAGTAGCCAAAAAAACAACCGCACGCCCGCGTAAAGCTGCCGCAACTCCGGCTAAACGCGGGCGCCCACGAAAGGCGATTAAAACCGCCGGTTAAAAGAACGCGCCCCGCGCTGGGCGGCACGACGGCCGCGACAGGTTTCACCTCATCAACGCCGTCGTCCACCGCCCCCTAACTTTCTGAGGTCATATGAGCACCGTTGTGATCCAACGGCCACGCCCGGACGCGCCAGCACCGCGCCCGGAGGATGAGCCGATCGTTAAAAACGTCTTTTTCTGGCCGGACATTGACCCGGCGGACGTGCGCGACGTGATGCGCATTGAAGGCACCATCACCGCCCCGCGCCTGCGGCTGGCAATTAAAAGCGCGATCGCGGAGGTGAACGCCGAGCTGTTCACTTTCCGCCGCGACCAGATGGCCGACGGCTATCAGCGGCTTGAGGATGTGCCGGGCGAACAGCTCGACGGCGAAAGCGTGCGGGTGAGCGAATACCGCAATGCCGTTAGCGCGATGACCATGGCGACGCTCTCGGAGCAATACCGCAGTTTCGACACCACCGCCACCGGCGGCCGCAAGGCTGATGTGGTTGAAGCCTCGATCGGCGAGCTGTGGCGCAACGCCCGCAACGCGATCAGTAACGTGGCCGAGCGTAGCCACTGCATCATCGGGCTGCTCTGATGAGAGTCTACGCTCTGCAGGGCGACACCGTTGACGCGATTTGCTGGCGCTACTACGGGCGCACGCAGGGCGTGGTTGAGCAGGTCTACTCGCTAAATGAAGGGCTGGCCGCTGCCGGGGCGATTTTGCCCCACGGCCACCCGGTTGAGCTGCCGGACGTGACCGCCGCGCCGCAGCGTGAAACCGTCAATCTATGGGATTAAAAACATGGAGCGCATCACCTCATTTTTAGCCTACGCGGTGGCGATGTTCCTCGCGTGGATCGGCAAATATTCACCGCAGGACATCGCCTTTATGGTTGGCGCCGCCGTGGGCGTCGGAACGTTCCTCGTTAACTGGTACTACCGCCGCAAAAGCTATCAGCTGTTGAACAAGCTAGGCGTTAGCCGGAGGGTTTACGATGAATTCAATCGCTAAACGCTGCAGCGTGGCCGCCGTGCTGGCGCTGGCGGTGCTGTTGCCGCAATTCAGCGCGCTGCAGATCTCTGAGACCGGGTTGCGCCTGCTGGCCGATTTTGAAGGTTGCCGCTTATCGCCTTACCAATGCCAAGCGGGCGTCTGGACAAGCGGCATTGGCCACACGGCCGGGGTAAAGCCCGGCACGGTTATCAGCGAGCGCCAAGCTGCCGTTAACCTCGTTGCCGACGTATATCGTGTGGAGCGCGGCATAGGCCGCTGTATGCCTGTCACGATGCCGCCGCCGGTTTATGACGCGGTGGTGTCCTTTGCCTTTAACGTCGGCGTCACGGCCGCCTGCGGCTCTACGTTGGCCGGTTTCATCAAGCGGCAGGACTGGCGCAACGCCTGCCAGCAGTTGCCGCGCTGGGTGTTCGTCAACGGCGTCAAATCGCCGGGGCTGGAACGGCGTCGGGCGGCGGAGCTGGCCCACTGCCTGATCGGCGCCGCGCAATGAGCCGCGCGATCGGCTGGTTTCTGGTGCTGGCGCTGGTCGTCGCCGGTTGGATGAAATGGCAGGTTGTCTCGTTGGGGGAACGGCTGGAAAGCGCCCGGCAGGAGAACGGCCGGATAGCGGCGGCGCTGACCGATACCCGCGCGGCGATCGACACGTTGCAGGCGGCGGTAGGTGTGCTGGCGCAGGAAGAGGAAAAGTTAAGGGGCGACCTAAACGCCGCGCACCGGCTGGCGCTGACGCGCGAGCAGAAAATACAGAGGTTACTCAATGAAAATCAGCAATTACGGGACTGGTTTAACACTGCTTTGCCTGCTGACGTTGCCCGGCTGCACCAGCGCCCCGGCTTCACCGGCGCCGCGGATTATCTACGTTGGCTGTCCGAAAGTGAGTCCGTGCCAAATCCCGGCCAGCCGCCCGGCGACTAACGGCGATCTGAGCGCCGATATTCGCCAGCTTGAAAACGCCTTGGCGGCCTGCGCGGTGCAGGTCGAAACGATAAAACAGTGTCAGGAACAACACGATGTTAAAACCGCAACAGCTCCGCGCTGAGCTGACAAGCTGCCTGCCGTGGCTACAGCGCAACCCTGAAAATCTGCAAGTGCGGGTAGAACGCGGCAATGTGGCCGCCACGCTTGCCGCCTCGCTATCCCATGAGTACCGCTATACGCTTAACCTGCTGTTTTTGGACTATACCGGCGATCTGGATTTAATCATGGTGCCGATTCAGGCATGGCTACGAGAGAACCAGCCGGACATCATGGCAACCGAGGAAAAGCGCCGCACCGGGATCACCTTCGCGAGTGACTTCAACAACAACGGCTCTTACGACTTCAGCGTGTCGCTGCAGCTGACCGAGCGTGTTGTGGTCAGCGAACAGAACGGCGCACTGCACGTTAAGCACCTGCCGGAGCCGCCGTTACCGGAGGACGTGACTCGGCCGATGCAGCTCTTTGTTCACGGTGAATTAGTGAGTGAATGGCATGAGCGAGCTTAACCCTTTTGACACCCGGCTGGCCGGGCTGATTGCCAAGCTGTCGCCGCAGTCGCGTAAGTCGCTGGCCGTTGCCGTGTCAAAGCGCCTGCGCGCCGGTCAACAGCAACACATCAAACGCCAGCAGGCGCCGGACGGCACACCCTACGCGCCGCGCAAAACTCGGCTTCGCAGCACAAAGCGCCTGCGCGATCGGGCGATGTTCTCCAAGCTGCGCACGGCCCGCTACCTGAAAGCCCAGGGTAACAGCGATGCGGCCGTGGTCGAGTTTGTCGGGCAGGTTCAGCGTATGGTCAATGTGCACCATTACGGCCTGCGCGATCGACCTACGCCGCATAGCGAGGCGGTAAAATATGAGGCCCGTCCGTTGCTGGGATTTAGCAAGCATGATCTCACTATCATAGAGGCGACCATTTTAAAACACATAAGTAAATAAGGGGCCAAATGGGCCCTTACTTTCCTTTTATTTCTTTTACTATTGATGCTATTGAGTCCAAACCGTCAAATGTTGAAGGGAGTTTCTCATCAGACATTACAATATTTGAAAATATTATATTTTCAAATTTATCTAGAGTGCTGTTATCCGATGTTTTCATCTCCTTCGCATATTTTACATAGCCTTGAATAAACATGCATAAGCTTTTTCTGAGTTCTATTTGATTAATTTGTGCTTTTATTGAGCGGTAGTCCTGTAATGCTATTCTAAAAAAATAAATCAGAATCAACAGTAGGGATGTTGCCGGTATGGCAGAAACTAGTGCATTGGATAAATTCATTGTGCCATTGTTGCGGACCACAACGATAATCTCTATTGCAATAGGGATTAATGATACCCATCCTAGTGTCTTCATTGTACGAGAGGCGGCTCTGAGCTCTAGTTTTTTCATGGCACCGAGTTTTCTAAATCCCTTATGTAGACCCACGAAATTAAATGCATCTTCTTGTTTCTCTAATGTGTCGCTTAAAGCTTTAACTCTCCTTTCTTTTTGTTCTAGTTCATTTTCCCAAGCAGTTTGCATTTGCTCGTGATGCTCGTATTTATCTATAAGTAGTCTGGTTAAATTTATGTGCTCACCATTGAATCTATATTGAACAATATCCATAGGCATCGCTAGTAGCGCATATTCGATTTGTTGATTTGCTAATGAAGAGAACTTGTCCTTGTTACTTAGTGTGAACTCTCTAATTTTTGAGAAATGACCTGTAGGCTGAACGTCCTCTGTTATTACTCTTTCGATAAAAAATCTGAAGCAATCTGAGTAAAGATTGTCAATGTCTTGCTCCGAGAATTCTTTTGTTATTTCGGTGCTTGCTAAACTGTCACCGATCTTTTCTGTGTTAAGGGGTGTGTTTTTATCCCATGCAATTGGCTCTGATAAAAAAGATGAAAGTAATAACTTTAAGTATGTTAATTTGTTTTGTTCGAATTCACTTTCCGGTGACAGTTTTTCAATGTTTTCATAAATATTCTTTATTTTCTTTCTTGTTATTTCTGATGTGAAAAATTTCACTTCCATTGAGGTTGTTCCTGTGTGTTTCTACATTATCTAAAGTAAGAATTAATACATCATATTTCACGGTCCTGCAAACTAAAGCGTTTTGTTGTCCCTTCAATGCTCCAACGGGAGTGAATTGTCACTAATGATGTTACCCGACATCCTTCCAACATGAACAATCAACACGACATTTTGCGCCTGCTGCGCAACCTGATCCGCATCGGCACCGTGAGTGTCGTAGACCTCGACGACGGTCTATGCCGCGTCGAAACCGGCGGCAATCTTACCGACTGGCTGAATTGGCTAAATTTCCGCGCCGGGCGTACCCGCAGCTGGTCGGCGCCTTCCGTCGGCGAGCAGGTGCTGATCTTTGCGCTGGGTGGCGAACTCGATACCGCTTTTGTGCTGTGCGGCATTTTCTCCGATGACTTCCCGGCCCCGTCTGCGTCGGCGGATGCGCTGCATATCGCGTTCCCGGATGGCGCGGTTATAGAGTACGAACCGGAAACCGGCGCGCTGAGCGTGTCCGGTATTAAAACTGCCGACGTGCAGGCGTCGGAGTCCATCACCGCCAGCACCAAAGTGGTGATCGTTACGGCTGACAAAATCACGCTCGATGCGCCGGAGGTGGTCTGCACCAACAAACTCACCACCGGCACGCTGGAAGTGCAAAAAGGCGGAGAGATGCGCGGGAACATCGAGCACAAAGGCGGCTCGTTCTCGTCGAATGGCGTTGTTGTTGATTCACACACCCACGGCGGCGTCCAGACCGGCGGCGGCCAAACGGGGAAACCAACATGAACAGCGCCAAATATATCGGCATGAACCGAAGCACCGGCCGCACGCTGACGGACATCGAGCATATTCGCCAGTCCGTGGCGGACATCCTGATCACGCCGCAGGGTTCGCGCCCGATGCGCCGGGCTTATGGCTCATTACTCTCTGAGCTGCTCGACCAGCCGCAGAACGACGCGCTGCGCCTGCAGATTATGGCCGCCTGCTATAGCGCTATTTTGGCGTGGGAGCCGCGCGTCAAGCTGACCGGCATCGTTTTTAATACCACTTTTGACGGCAAGATGGTGATCGACATCACCGGCACTCGCACCGATGCCCCCGGCGCGCTGTCGCTGTCTGTTCCTGTGAGCTGAAACCATGGCAACTATCGATTTAAGCCAACTGCCCGCGCCGATTGTCGTTGAGGTGCTGGATTATGAAGACATTTTGGCCGAGCGAAAGGCTACGCTGATTTCGCTTTACCCGGAGGAACAGCGGGAGGCCGTCGCGCGCACGCTGGCGCTGGAGTCGGAGCCGATCGTTAAGCTGTTGCAGGAAAACGCCTACCGCGAGGTGATTTTACGCCAGCGCGTCAATGATGCCGCGAAAGCGGTGATGCTGGCGTATTCCACCGGCGAAGACCTCAACCAGCTCGGCGCCAACTTCAACACGCCGCGACTGGTGAGCGCCCCGGCGGATGAGAGCACCATTCCGCCGACACCGGCAGTTATGGAAGCGGATGAAGATTACCGCCTTCGCCTGCAGGATGCTTTCGAAGGCATGAGCACGGCGGGATCGGCCGGTTCCTACCGTTTTCACGCACGCTCGGCCGATGGCCGGGTGGCTGATGTGACGGCAATCAGCCCATCACCGGCTAACGTGACCGTTACCGTGTTGTCGCGGGACGGCGACGGCACCGCCAGCCCCGAACTGCTGCAGATTGTCCGCGATGCGCTGAATGATGAGGACGTGCGCCCGGTCGCCGATCGCGTCATCGTGCAAGCGGCAAAAATAACCCGCTATGGCATTGATGCCACGCTGTTTCTCTATCCCGGCCCGGAGGTTGCGCCCATCCTCACGGAGGCCAAACAACGTTTGCAAAATTATGTACTGACCATGCGCCGCTTAGGCCGCAGTATCCGGCGTTCCGGCATTATCGCGGCGCTGACCGTGGAAGGTGTTGAACGTGTTGAAGTAGCTCAACCGGCCACCGACATCGTGCTGGATAAAACGCAGGCGGGTTACTGCACCGGCGTGAACATTACCCCAGGACGCGCCGATGACTAACCGTCTATTGCCTGTCGGCTCCTCACCGCTGGAAGTTGCCGCCGCCGCCGCGTGTGCTGAGCTGGAGCACGTGCCGGTTCCCCTACGTGATTTGTGGAATCCGAAAACCTGCCCGGTGCATCTGCTGCCCTATCTGGCGTGGGCGTTCTCTGTCGATCGCTGGGATGAGGCGTGGCCGGAGGACGTCAAGCGGGGCGTGGTGTCCGCTGCGTTCTACATTCACCGGCACAAGGGCACCATCGGCGCCGTGCGCCGCGTGGTGGAGCCGCTCGGCTACCTGATTAACGTTATCGAGTGGTTCCATACCGAGGGCGCCGATCCGCCCGGCACCTTCCGGCTGGATATTGGCGTGCTGGAAACCGGCATCACCGAGGAAATGTATCAGGAAATGGAGCGCCTGATCGCCGACGCCAAGCCCCTGAGCCGCCACCTGATCGGCCTCAACATTTTGCAAGACATCCCCGGCCGGATTTACACCGGCGCGGCCGCCATTGATGGCGATGTCATTACCGTTTACCCCGGATAAGAGAAAATCATGAATAAATACAAAGCGATTATTACCACCGCCGGGGCGGCCAAGATTGCCGCCGCCAGCGCGGGCGGCACGCAGTTGAAAATCGTCTCTATGGCCGTCGGCGACGGGAACGGCACGCTGCCGACACCCAACCCGGCCCAGACCAAGCTGGTCAACGAGAAATACCGCGCGGCGCTCAACGGGCTGACTATCGATAAAGCGCTGAAAAATCACATTCTGGCCGAGATGATTATTCCTGCAAACGTCGGCGGCTTCTGGCTGCGTGAGATGGGCCTCTATGATGAGGCCGGGACGCTGATTGCCGTCAGCAACATGGCGGAGAGTTACAAGCCGAAGCTGGAAGAGGGCAGCGGCCGCACGCAGACGCTGCGCATGATCCTGATTGTCAGCAGCACCGAGGCGATTCAGGTGATCGCCGGTGGCGACACCGTGCTGGCGACCAAGGATTTTGTGGCCGACGCGATCGCCGCGCATGAGAAAACCCGAAACCACCCGGACGCCAGCACCACGGCGAAAGGGCTGGTACAGCTGAGCAGCGCAACGACCAGCACCGACGAAACGAAAGCCAGCACCCCGAAGGCGCTTAAAACGGTCAGCGATGCCAGCATGAAAAAGGCCGCCAATCTGTCCGACTTGCCAGACAAGGCCGCCGCGCGTGGCAATCTGGCGCTGGGTGATGCCGCGACGCGCAACGTCGGGGTAGAAGGCGGGCAACTAATGGCTGTCGGCGCGTTTGGTCTGGGGGCGGGCGCGCGGGCTTTCGATAACGCTTATTGCAACACTGCGCAAATTTACCGGCTGAATGCGACCTCTGAGAACAAGCCGCCGATCGCTGGAAATATTGCCGCCGGGGTGCTGAGCCTGCCTTGCGATGCCGCACCCTCAACGGGCTATGTCAGCGTGTCGGGGCTGGGACATGGTTTTATTGGCCGTTCTAACCGTCCTGAAAATGGGGTGGTGTGGTCACGGATTTACACCACCGATTACAAACCGACGGCCGCCGATGTAGGCGCATGGAGTAAAACCGAAGCCGATGGCCGTTTTCTGATGCTGTCCGGCGGCACGGTTAAAAAACTGGCTATTAAGCCTGGTAGCGCTGAAACGGATGGGGATTCACTGAGTATTGAGGGAAGCCAGCATACGCCGTTGGTCATGAGCCGCCCTTCAGCGCAGAGTAATTTATCTCTCGGTTTCCAAGTCGCCGGGAAGGCACTGATGCGTCTTGGTTTGGGGATGGATAACGAGTTGCATTGGGGAACTGAGCCTAATCAGGGGGCAAACCCGCGTATTTATACGACGGCTAAGCCGCCTACAGCACAAGAAACCGGTGCACTGACGGATGCGCAGGCCGTGCAGAAATACGCGCTGCGTTCTATCAAGGTGAACGGTAAACCGTTGAGCGGGGACGTCAATCTGTTGGCCGGGGATGTCAACGCATGGAACAAAACCGAAGCCGATGGGCGCTTTGTGAAACGGGCGGGCGATACCATGACCGGGGCGCTTGCGTTGCCGCGCGTAGTTTTCCCCAGCGAAAGCTTGCAGGCAACGAATGCTGACAGTGACATCACTCGGCCGGACGGTTTCACGCTTGAACAGCTCGGCGATAAATCAGTCGGCTATCCACTGACTAAAGGCAATCTCGGTAATTTGATGACGTTCAAACTCAATAAATACCGGCATGTCCAATTTGCGATCGGCTCGGGTAATACGGAATTTTGGCTACGTTCTCCTCGGGAAGATAATCCGGCGACGGCTAAGGCTTGGGCGCAGGTGTACACGACACACTACAAGCCAACGGCGGCTGATGTTGGCGCGCTGACCGACGCGCAAGCCGCGCAGAAATACGCGTTGCGCTCCATCAAGGTGAACGGAAAACCGCTGTCCGCTGACGTGAATTTGTTGGCCGGTGACGTTAATGCGTGGAATAAAACTGAAGCGGATGGCCGCTATCTGGCTAAGAGCGGCGGGCAGTTAACCGGGACGCTAAAGGCCAGCGCGGAGATCCAATCGACCCACATTGATAATTATCGCATGGTCGGCGGCAGGTTCGGTTCATTCTGGCGCAATGACGGCAACCGGCTTTACCTGCTGCTGACAAAAGAAAACGATCAATACGGCACATTCAACAACCTGCGTCCGTTCTCTGTGGATGTCAGAACCGGCGCCGCCGCTTTTGAGTCGGGTATTCATATCGGCGGTAAATGGCCTGCGATCACCACCTCCAGCGGGACGACGTGGCACCCTGACGGAAACGTACAGGGGGCAGCATGGGGCGGCTACCTCAGCAACTGGCTTAATCAAAATATCTCGGCTGCGCAGAACAATGCACAGAACTGGGCGTATCAGAATTTGGTTCAGGGGGTGCGCATGGCCGGGCGCACGGTTATCGCGGATACCGGCGGGCGCATCGATTTACCGTCGGGCTGTGTTTATACGGGTATGTCCGGCTCGAACTACAACCCCTCAATCTGGGGCGCTTATTCAGCGGTTCAGGTGCTGATTAACGGCACATGGGCAACAATTGGAACGGTGTAAAATGCAACACATTAAGAATTTGAAAAGATACGCGCCGGAAGAGTTATTCCTCGGCGAGAACGTGATTTATCTTCAGGATGATAACGGTATTGACTGGTACGCCGCGCAAAAATTGTTTTCGCCGGACACCGTAAAACTGGCTTATGACGAAAGCGGCATTATCTGCGCGATTAACCGCGATGTGTCGATGTTGTGGCCGATTGGCTTATCGGTTATTGAGCTGAACCCTACGAAGCTGCCAAAGCGCTGTCTGGCGAATGGTGAGTGGGTGTTTGACGGTAAGAAGGTGAGCCAGCGCGCCTATTCTGCCGAAGAAATGATGGCGAGGGCTGAAGCCAAAAAAAATGAATTACTGGCGATCGCGGGTAAGGCTGTTGCGCCGCTTCAGGATGCTGTTGATTTGGATATGGCGACCGAGGCAGAAAAAGCGCTGTTGGCGGACTGGAAAAAATACCGCGTGACGCTGAATCGTCTTGATATGTCGGCCTCGGAAATTGACTGGCCGGTGGCACCCGGCGCCTAAGAAAAAAGCCCGCAGCGATGCGGGCTTTTGTATTTGCGGTATTCCCTGATGTTGCCGCATCTACCTTTCGACATTACCCCGCCCGGCTAAAATCCGTCCAATTG